GTTTCCGTCTAATTTATCAAAGATGTCTAAAGCTAATAAATATATTAAACTCCTCAGAAAATATAATTTGGATAATGATTCTTTGTCACTCATTAATGAGAAATTCTTTAAAAAATTGGTGGACGAAACTGTAACAGATGGGGAGATTGAGAATTGTAAGTTTGAGAAGGATGATATGTATGATATGATTGAGCATTTCTTTGGAAAGAAAGTTCCAACGAAGATGAAGAGAAAGATAACAAGTATTTATAAAAAGAGAGATATAACAATAACTGGTGTAATGAAAAAAGGTAAAACTAAGAAAAAGATTGAACTTTAAGCAATTATTGCTTATTATCGTTTCCTCAAAATAATAACTGAACAGTAGTTACCTAAATTTATAATTAAAAGGTGTCTTTCTTTGATTAAATAAACGTTTGTTGTCAAATTTCCCAGATCACACATTGGGCGTTTATAATGAAGTTCACTTATTAAATTCCCTTCTTTATCTTTAATAGTCCACCCGCCTACGTTGAAATCATCCATTTTAATTTCAACGAGGAAACCGTTTGAGTCTAAAATTGGATTCTCTCTTATAAAACAATCTAATAGTTCAATGCCTTCTATATCTGATGGAGCTTCTGATGAATCGCCTTCTTCTGTATCTTCATTTTCGGTATATTCAACGTTGATAAAATCCAAGTTGTAATTTAAGGCAATGTAATATTTTTCGTTGGAGTTGTTGAACCCGAAAGCTTTAATTATAATGTGATCTTTTTTGAATAGAGGGTTAATACGACCTGAAAAGCAATTCATTTCGTATTCTTTTGAATAATTGTTAATAATAAAATCACTATTCATATATTATAATTTTACATTATTTACCTGCGACGCATGATAATGACGTTATCGTAGTTGTTGAAAGTTACAACATGTTTATCATTTATAGCAAAAGAGTAGTTTCTAGATCCATAATAAAGTGAGGAACCATCTTCGAAACTATTTGCGATTAATGAGAAGTCATTACAAACAAAAACACTTTTTTCATTGATAAAGTTTTCAACCCAATCCAATTGAGAAATTTTCGGATGTTTTTTACAAAACTTTTCAATTTCAGGATTGATAAAAGGATTCATGGAGTTAAGATTTCCATAATCAATTTCGCAGTTACCTGTTTCTAAATATTGCTTGTGTAATGGATCAACCATACCTTGTAATTGTTTTAATTGTTTGAAATCGTAATCAAAATATCCAAATTTGTATTTTGTCCCGCTTAAATCAATAATTAAAATGTAATTTTCACGTGGATAGATATCAATTTGTCCAAAAAGCATTACATCGTATACATGTTTATCATCGTTGTTAACATTAAAACTCATGTTTAATTATAAAATTTATTTTTTTAATTAAATAAAAAATAAATCATTTTTTTATTTATTTATATTGGCTAAAAGCACTTTGTCCTTGTGGTTTGTAAGTAGACTTTCCACGTTTTGATTTTTTCCTACCAGCAACAAACCCAGGTTTTGGCTTAAACTTTGAATCATTAATTCGCGGTTTCCCGCCACAAAACAAATCCTTGAAAGCATCAATCCAATTCACACGAATAGCATTTTTTGGTACATGAGGAGGAAGCATGGTTAATATTTAATACCATTAATTAGTACAAAATAATCTTCAATTTTTTATTTTTATAATCAGGCTCAAAAATACGAACAAAATTATTAATGTTCGCTTCGCTCACAGCATTAACAAAATTATTCGCAAAACTGGAGCCCCCGCGCGATCCATATGGATGTTTATTTGGATGACTATATTGAATAATCACCTTAGTTAACCTTGAATATTATTTATAAAATTGTTGAAATCAACCTATGGTGTGGATTTCTGGACTTGTTCTAGGACTTTATATCCAGTTCCTACCATTGAGGAGAGATCTGTCATGTTTTGTGGTAGGATAAGCGTGTTGCTGTCTCCTACGATTTTTCCGAATTTCTCGATGTAATCTTTCGAGAGGAGGAATGGAACAACGTTTCCAGATTCGTCTGAAGTGATACCTTCACCGAGGAGTTCAAAAGACCTCTTCTGGGCTTCGGAAACACGTTCAATACGATAAGCTTCTGCCTCAGCAGCTAGCTTGATCTTTTCTGCGTCGCCTTGAGCAGTGATCTTCTCTTGATAAGCGTAAGCATCGGCATCGAGCTCGATTCTCTTCTTGTTGGCCTCTGCTGTGATGATTGTCTCACGACGTTCACGTTCAGCAGTGGATTGTTTGTGAAGAGATTCACTGACCGCACGGTCACAAGGTTCAAGATCAGTAATCTCGAAACGGTTGACTGAACAACCCCATGGAGCGGTTCCTTCATTCACGGATTCACGGACGCCCTCGTTGAGAGCGTTACGTTCGGAAAAAAGACGGTCAAGTTTATATTGACCTACTTGAGTCCTCATAACTGATTGTGCAAACTGCTTAACAGCGTAGATGGGGCGGGATGCTCCATAAACCGCTTTTTCTGCATTGGAGAAAGTTACAAAAAGATTTCCTCCAATTTGAATTCGGACATTGTCATCAGTAGTGGCAATTTCTGGTACAATTCTGAAACACAACTCACGTCTGTCAACTGCGTGAATTTTTTGTACAAATGGAATCAAAATGTTGAAACCAGGTTGTCGCACACCACTAAATTAACCAAAGGTTTCGATGACATATTCATGACCGTCTGGAAGGAAATTAAGGAACATATTTTTCCTTGTCGGAAATCTGTCATACTTAATGTCCCCAGCGTGTTTGTCATAACTCATCATTCTCGCCATTCTTGTAAATGATCGCGGATTACTACGTTTGAAAATTGTAGAAAGCATACTATTATTCTTTTGGTTATAAAACAAAACAAAAATAAATTCATTTTTTTTTTATTTGTAAATTTTCTAGACTCATATTTTTTTCGGAATTTTTCCTGTTAATTGGTTATTATCTAAAGATAGCCGTCGTAAATTAGTAAGTTTTCCAATATCTTTCGGAATTTCTCCTGTTAATTGGTTACTAGATAAAGACAACTCTTGTAAATTAATAAGTTTTCCAATATTTTTCGGAATTTCTCCTGTTAATTGGTTATTATTTAAATACAACCATTTTAAATTCATAAGTTTTCCAATATCTTTCGGAATTTCTCCTGTTAATTGGTTACTAAATAAAGACAACTCTTGTAAATTAGTAAGTTTTCCAATATCTTTCGGAATTTCTCCTGTTAATTGGTTATTATATAAATTCAACCATTGTAAATTCGTAAGTTTTCCAATATCTTTCAGAATTTCTCCTGTTAATTGGTTATTAGATAAATTCAACGATTGTAAATTCATAAGTTTTCCAATATCTTTCGGAATTTCTCCTGTTAATTGGTTATTATATAAATTCAACCCTTGTAAATTCGTAAGTTTTCCAATATCTTTCGGAATTTCTCCTGTTAATTGGTTCTTAGATAAATACAAATATTGTAAATTCGTAAGTTTTCCAATTTCTTTCGGAATTTCACCTGTCAATTGGTTACCACTTAAATTTAATGATTGTAAATTAACAAGTTTTCCAATTTCTTTCGGGATTTTACCTTCTAATCGCAAATATGATAAATCCAAGCATCCAACCCGATATTTTAAATCATTATCACTATAAATTGCTATACGGTCCCAATCAGATAAATCCATATCTCTATTCCAATTAAGTTCAGCATCTTCGATGTTCATCTTTCTTTTGATCTCCAATAATGTTTCAACCTCTATGTTTAATTTTACTAAATAATGAATTGTGTTATATTCTGCACTCAAAAACTGTTCATCATTAAGTTCAACACCGTTATGTAGTAATATCAACATATAAGGTTCATCTTTATCTATAAGTTTTTTGAAATCATAGACTGTTATTGGATTGTCATTCAAAAGTTGAATAACCTTGGTATCTCCAGTTATTCCCTTAACGTAAACTTCATATTTACTCATATTTTTTACAGGTTATAAAAAAAGTTTGTTATAATAAAATTCACTTTTTTTGAGGTAAAAAAAATAAAATTGATAATTATTACTCATATTTAACAACTTATTAACAATTAATAATTATGAGTAATCAAGCTTATACTGTAATTAAAAGGAAAATCCCACCTTCCTCTGAAAAAACTTGTGGAATTACTCTAGAGGAGATTGGTGAGGATGATAAATACACTTTTTGTAAAGTTTGTAGAAAGAATTTCTTCTCAGACGCAATGATAAAATGGCTAATGTCAAGAAGAACAGATGATAAAAGAACATGTCCAAATTGTCGCCAACAATGGGGTGAATATATCGAATATATTAACGTAGATGGCGGTTATATATATTCAACAACAGAATTGGAAAACAATGCTAATACAACTTTCGTTTTATTTTACGCCAATTGGTGTCCTAATCTAGAAGAACTTAAAGCAGAGTTTAGAGAATTAGAGGGAAAATTCGCGAATGCACCCGTTCAGATAAAGATGTTTGATTTCTCAAAAGGAGGAATGGAAGCTGTTTTCGAATACGGAATTGTTGGATTCCCCACAATTCGTTATTACCCAAATGGAACTGAATATCAAACTCAATATGAGGAATATGATCCAAAAATAACTCAAAATCTAACAGAATTTTTGGGTCAACAACTTAATGTATGATACATAAAAAAAGTGATTATTTTTTTACATAGATAAATAATTCCATGTATATAATATGGAATTCTTGAAACAAAAGAATGTTCTTGGTAGAGATCCCGATGGACGTCCTACATTTTATTATGAAGATGAAAGTGAACCAGTTCGTGCAGCAGGTGCGATATGTACTTATATCAACGCTGCTGGAGAAGAAAGATACCTGATGATCTTCGAGAAGGGTCGACGTGGATGGACAATGGGAGATATTGGAGGAAAGACTGAACCGAGTGACAAATGTATTTTGGATACAATTCGGAGAGAAGTTGGTGAAGAAACCAATTTTGCTCTGTTTGGCACTGATAAAAAGCGTTGTTTCAATGATTATTTTTACATGCTTCTCAGAAACTCTAAAACTGAAACTTTTTACCATAAGAATGGTAAATATGTTATTCTTAAAATTACATTTACGTACCACGGTCTACCTAAATGTATGAAGAACTTCATGTCCTTGTCGAACGAAAGGTTCGGAAGGCGTGAAGACACCGACGGAATTGAACATTATTTCCGATGGATGAAGAAAGTGGAAAAAAACAAAAAACTACATGTTCGTCTCCACTGCAATCACGGATTTATTTTTAAACAATTAGTTGACGATGAATAAAGGATATAAAATTATAATCAGATAATTAAATTCGCAAAATTGATTTTTTTATTATTTCATTTGTAGAAAACCAATATTCAACATGACATCAATTTTACAAGATATTCAACAAAATAATATTGAAAAAGTCAAAGAATATCTCGAAGAAAATCCAGACGATATTATTATTTTGGATGATAAAGGTAGAGCACGTAATCTTTTAACAAGATCTATTATTTTTAATGCGTTTGAATGTTTTAAATTGTTTATGAAAAGTTTTGACAAAATGAGAGAAATATCAAGAGTTTATCCAATAATTGAAGCGATTGAAAGTACATTAACTGATAAAAGAAGTTCCCAATACGTTAAATATCTTTTGGAAGCTAAAACGGATCCAAATTTGATTGATAATAGTGGAAAACCACTTATTTTTATTGCCATAGCAGAAGCTAAACCAAAATGCGTTAAACTTTTATTGGATCATGGTGCTAAGATTGAAGCGAAGGATTTGTATGATAATACTCCATTGGTTTTTTCAGCAGTCAGACAATTTTCTGGTTGTACACATTTGCTTATTGAAGCAAAAGCTGATATCAATTCACAAAACGTTAATGGCAAAACTGCTTTACATTATTTTATCCAAAATGATGATTATTATGGAGTTGAAATGATGATTAATGCTGAGGCGAAATTAAATATTAAAGATAACGAACTAAAAGTAACACCGCTGGATATAGTTCAGAAAAATTTATCAAAATATGAAAATGATAGTTTTGATAAACGAATTAAAGATATTGTTTTGGATGCTCACAGAAAAACTAAAAAGAGAAAATTCAAAGAATGTCAATCCGACGATTGCGTAATTTGCCTGATGGAAATTGGAACAAAACAAAATGATACGTATGTTACAAAATGTTACCACATTTTTCACAAAGAATGTTGGAAACAATATCAAAACAAAGATATTTGCCCAATTTGTAGACAAGCCACGCGATAAATATCAAAAAAAAAATTGATGACGTGAAGTGGTACTATTTTTTGATTATATCAAAAAAAAAAATTGACACTTATAATCCTAGTATCACTCAAATATATATATGATTATGCTTGCACCAGAGCTACTTTGTTTTGTTGGCGTTACCATTGATGGTCAGAAGCGGCCACTTCCTGGTTGGGAGGACCACCATGTCCACACAACTATTTTCACATGGCGTCGAAAGCGTGACGGTCTGACCCTTGGGCAGATTCTCGCAAAGAATTCCGTGATGGACAAGACATTTGAAGAGAAGCTTCAAATGATCAAGGAAGGTAAGTTGTAAACTAACGTCGTAAGCATACTTTTTTTCTTTTTTCGAAAAAATTTTATAATTTTGAACCCATTTCATATTTACTATTGAAAATACCGACTTCTGTTATATCCCCAACAGTACCTTTATGATAATAATAACCGTTTGGTCCTTTAATTGTAACTTCTCCAGAAACACTCTTATCATATGTGTATCCATCAGGATATACTATTTCAATTGCTCCTGAAACAGTTTCTACATATCTGTAATCACGATTGTAATTATTATTTTTCGATGTTTTATAAATTACTTTTGTTTTTGGTAAACATGCTGCCATAATAAACATACCAAAAAATGTACCTGCAAATATAAGTCCAAATGTACCCATTATATTCATATATATCTTTATATTTTTTAAGTAAGAAAGAACTAGTATCTCTGTAAAATATCTCACGTATAATATATGGAAGTAAAGAACAAAAGAGTATTAAAAATGGCACTCTTGCTGGATATGTAAAACAAAAAGATGGATCGTGGAAATGGACATTCCTTAAAAAAAGAAAACAAACTGGAAAAGGAATTTTTACAGGATTTATGAGAACTGGAACAAGAAGTTGTAGATGGTTACATAAAGAAAAGAACAGTAGAACGGACACTCAATTTTGGAAAGATTATAGAAGAATAATGTGTGGTTACGGCAATGAAGAGAAGAAAAGAGGAAGAAGGCAAATTAGAGAAGGACTCCAAGAACTTGGTAGACTTTATGGAGATGAAAATTTATTTACTGGGACTTATAAAATTGTAAAAAAAAGGAAAAGGTCACCCAAAAGTTTTAACAAGAAGAACAAAAGCTGATGTTACCGATACATTCGAAAATGAAATTATGAGAAATAGAGTAGAAGAAAACAATTCAAATTCACGTAGAAAAGCCAGAACATCCAGAACAAATCGTAGGACACAACCTAGAACAAATCGTAGGACACAACCTAGAACAAATCGTAGGACACAACCTAGAACAAATCGTAGGACACAACCTAGAACAAATCGTAGGACACAACCTAGAACAAATTGTAGGACACAACCTAGAACACAACCTAGAGCAAATCATAGGACACAACCTAGAACAAATCGTACACCATCAATTAGCTACCGTTTTAATTTACCAATAAATTCACAATATGTTTTTTTTAAACAATTGGGTGATTGTATCGCTAATTTGTGGAAAAAATTTATAATTGTTTATAGTCAAATAATGGCTTTCATACCGAGTACAACACCGAATACAGCATTACCAACAAAAAATGAAATATTGCAAAATCATATGTATTATCAAATCTTAATTGGTACACAAGCAGATATAAACACGTATAGTGTATTCAGAAATTTCAATGGCTCAGTCGCAGGACGAATGCCACATCATTTAATACAAGCAGGAGTTCAAAATATAAACGAAAATTATAGTTTTTTTATGAGACATTCAATTAGATTAGATGAATTTTTTAAAGGAAATATTAGGTATAATCCATATCGAGATCTGGATGTAGATGCTAATGATATAAATATATCAAAAATTCCTAATTTACCAGAAATTTATTCCATGTTTTATCCACTTAATAATCAATGGCTCACTGAACCAGTATTAACCAAGTTAGGTATGTTTTTAGCATATACAGAAGGTATTCGAATGTATGAAGCAGGTGTACGTTTTGATACCATTTTTAGTTCGCCTTATATAAGATGTATACAAACAGCAATTATGGTTGCTCTTGCGATGGGTAATACACATATTTATATTAAAGCTGAATTAGGTGAAAAAATGGATAGATATAATGATATGTTAAATTTTTATAAAAAATATCCACATGACGAATCTATACTTATCTATCAAGGCATTCGTATCATATCAGACGGAAAAAAAAGAAGTGTTAGATCTGAAAATGATTTCAGTGTATTTCGTCAACAAGAACCAAATAGAAATACCTTATTTATTGGACATGATACAACAGGTGTTGGTGTGCCAAATGCTGGTTCATATGCTTATGTTGTAGGCTTTAGAAAGACAACAAATATTCCGATTTATGCATCTCGTTCATTAGAGAGATAAATATAATTTTCATTCAAAGAATAAAAATTAACCATAAGAAGGTAATTTTCATTAAAAAAAAAAAAAATAAAAATTGACCATATGAAGGTAATTTTCATTCAAAGAATAAAAATTGACTCAAAAAATCTTAGCTTTTATTCCCCTGTTAATTTAATATGCTGTCTCCAGATGATTCAGTGTTTTTTTTGCCGACTCCAGTTGATGGTGCCATGTCTCCTAGTGAGCAAATGGCGGCTTTGAAGCCATACACCAAGAAGGTTGGCAGGCGTCCACGGCTTCTCCAATGCAAGCGGGAAACTGTTGACGTCAACGGCGTAAAGATGGAATTGATTACCTACAAGCCATTGGGACATCGACCTGATGACCTGATGTACAGTAGGAATCCCGAACTTCGGACGATCCTCCCTCGCGGGTGTTCGTTCATCGTTCTTCCATCTTGCGTCATTCGTGCTTTTGGAACTCGCAAGTTCGGTGGGTACAAGCCCACAGATGAGGACGAGCGTCAGGACCAAATTCTCTCGGGAAAGGGTGGTGGCAGTGCCGACGATGAGATTATGACCCTTGAAGGTCGTGATCTCTCCGAGGTTATCAACATCCTCTACACCGAGAAGTCGAATGGTGAGAACATGAAGTGTGGTCTTTTCGTTTACAAGGACGTAATCTACCTTTGGGCAGGATCGAAGATGACTGTCAAGGTGTGGGACGCGAGTGTCCCATTTGAAGGTTGCGGACTTACGGACAAGGGCCATGCTCCGTATCCAGGTGAGACTATCTGTACGATGTGGTCAAAGTTCTTCCTCGGACTTTCTGAGGAACGCCGCGACTACCTCGTGAAGTTGTTCACTTCGGGTGCTGTTCTCAGCTTCGTCGCTGAGGTGAACCGTCCGTGGAGCGAGCACATGGTACCGATTTCCCACACCTTTGTGGAGTTTTTTACAGCTCTCAACGGCGAGGGGATCTCCATGTCTCCTTCTCACTCGTTCAAGATCTTCAAGTCCCTTGGGCTTGGGGTGAAGGACGAGAGCAGTTTGCCAGCCGAGGGGTATGGTTTCTACCACGTCCCGTTCAAGGCTTACAAGTGCGATGCAAATGGTCTTGACCAAACGGTTCAGAAGATTTCTTCCGAAATCATTCACAAGAAGAATTCCCCAGTCGTTTCGACGGAGGGCGGGGTTTTGTACCTTTGTGACAAGAACGGTGAGGTTGTTGCCCTTGTTAAGGTGAAGAACGATTGGTACGCATTTTGGCGTCGCGTTCGAGAGCAATGTAAGAGTAAGGACACCACTGTGGGGAGCTTGCGTGCGTCGATTCGTCGACTGACCTTCCTTAACACATTCAGCGAAAACGTGGAGAAATGGCTCGTTTGGGCCGAACTGTTCTTCACTCACTTTCACTCACTTGATGAGGACGCGAAGAAGTACGTTTTGCGAACCAAGTATGCCTCGACGGTTGCGGAGTTTGTTGCCAAGAACATGGCCAATTTCCGTTTACCGACGAGGGAAGATTTCGAGGCTGAAATCTCGCGACTGACATCTGAGAAGGAAACAATCCAAGCCAAGACAACTGAGCTTCAAACCCGAAAGGCAACTTTGAGTGGTGGGGAAGCAGGGAAGATTGGAAAGCAGATCGGTGGACTTCGAAAGAGTGTACAGGAGCTTGACAAGAAGCTGAAGGATCTTCAAACACGACTTTTGTCACTTGACTCTGATTGACTCTGATTGAGCTGGCAAATTTCACTTTTAGCTGTGAGGCTAAATTTTATAACCTAACAATGATCTCATTATTTTAATTTCTTTATCCTGAGTCTCAATAATATCATTCGCCAATTTCATAACTTTTTTATTATTTGATCTTTCCACTATTTTTTTAGAGGTTGTTAAAGCAGTTGAATGATGACTTATCATTCGTTTTAACCATTGATCATCGCTTACGAATAATTGATTCCGCAAAAAAACAATTGAAACAAACAATGATAAAATAATTCCTACCGAAAATACAGTCCAATTAAAACGTCCACTTACCAAATAATGAATTATTTCATGTGCCCATATCATATTAGATGCCATTAACAATCCACCATAAACGAGTGTTAACGATAAGTAAAGTTGATCAAATTTATATGCCAAAATATTCATTGGATTGAATAATATTCCTGCGAAGAACATTATAATAAATTGGATTATTTGTCTTTGTATTAAATACATTATATATAATGGATAGAAATTAAAAAAATCTATTATAGATCAATCAATAATGGAACTTACTTTTAGATTTTTAGATAAAGAAAGTTGGAGTTTTTATGCAACAATTAATGTTTTAATTCCTCTATATATCTTTCTTTTTACTGGGCAGAAATTAGATTTGGAAGCACTTATTTTCATGTCTTTAATAGCTA